CTAACCCTGGTAAAACGAAAATCCCTGATTACTTAACTTTTGATCAACTTAATATTAAATTTAAAAAGTAATGTTAAAGAAAAAATTTATTCAAGAAGCACCAATTGACTATGGTGATAGACCAGAAAGAATGGATCCTGGTATGCAAAGGAAAATAGAAACTGGACAAACCCCTATTTCAAAACAACCTTTTATGCCCAAAATAACAGGGCCACAAACTTTTGAGGAAGTTATCGCATCCGAAAGATTTAAACAAGTAATTGAAAACATTCGTAGGTATGCTGATATACCAGGTCCAGTTGATATGCGAAATATTGGTCAATTACAGATGTTATTAATGTCGGCACTACATGAGATTGTAGGAATTGAAAGACAACACAAAGAATATTTAGAAAACTTGTCAATTGAGTTGGTAAGAAAAGAGTTGGAAATAGCCCCCTCAGAAATAGAGTATGAATCTCATTTGGTTAGTCCTAGTGATATTTCCAACGAAGGTTTTCAAATGGAACCTGAAGAGAAATCCACAGAAGAAATAGCAAAATTATTTCAATCTCCAGAAACGGAAGAGACTGAAGAAGAAAATCCAGTCGAAGCTTTACTCAAAGCCTTAGATGATTTCAATATCGAGAGAAGTAAGAGAAGATTGATTAATATGTTTATTCAAGGGGCTGGAGCTAAAGCCCAGTATATGTATCATTTGATTGAGGAAAAATTAAATGAACTAAATCCAAGATTATTAAATTTATATGGAACATTAATGTCCATCAATGAAATGCTTTATTGGATATTAAGTGAAAATATGTTAGAAAATTTGATGGGTAGTAAAGCAGGTTCTGTGGAGGTTGATACAAATCAAGACCCCCCGAAAGTTATCGCCAAAGGTGTCATTTTTCCAGTATTACTACACGAGTTGGTGAAAGGAACATATGAAGTTATTGGAAAATTTGGTCTTCCATCAAATCCTGAAAAACAAAAAATGATTACAGGATACGAGGATACACTTCCTGCTGAAGTTTGGGATTTAAGATTCGGACCAGTATTTTGGGAAAGATTGATCAGTGTATATCCTGATAGAATCTTTGAACCAGGTCAAAGATTCATACAAAATTACTTGTTTCAAAAGTTTGTTATGATGACACCCGAAGAATTTATTAATCTTACAAAAATGATTCTTTTGGGTAATCCTAAGGCAAATCAAATTTTGGACAGAATGGTAAAAGAAATAGCTGAAAGATTAAGAGAATTGGAAAATCAAGCTAGTGAGGAAGATGAGGACGATGGATTGGGTGATATTAACATTGATGATATCTTCAATCGATAACTGAAATGAAATGGGATTTACAAAAGAACAACTTTTACTTGAGTACACCAAGTGCGTTAGAAATACCGAATATGCTTTAAAAACATATTTGCAAACTTACGATAACACACAATCAAAGTATGTCCCTCTAGAACTTTTTCCAGATCAAGTAACTCTTATTAATGATTACGAAGAACACAACGAAAACATAGCAAAAAAATATAGACAAGCTGGTGTATCTACCGTGACTGCCGCTTGGATCAGTAAAAAATTAGCATTTGCGCTCAAAAACAAACCTGAAAAGGTTTTGTGTATTGCGAATAAATTAGATACTGCGGTTGAATTTGCTAATAAAGTAAGAGGATTTATTGATCAATGGCCAAATTGGGTAGGTGTTACGTATAGTAATGAAAAAAATTCACAAAGACACTTTAAAATTTCTAATGGGTGTGAGGTCAAAGCGGTTGCTACGTCAAAGGATGCTTTGAGAGGTTATACACCAACAATTCTTATTTTTGATGAGGCAGCATACATTGAAGCGGATAGTGATTTCTGGGCGGCTTGTATGGCCTCATTGTCTACTGGTGGTAAAGTAATTGTTATTTCAACACCCAACGGATATGACCCAATTTATTACGAAATATATGATCAATCTTTACGAGGAATCAATGATTTCAAAATAACTGAAATGTTTTGGTGGAGAGATCCAAGATATACCAAAGATTTACAATTTTTGAAAGTAGATGACCTCATTCACTTCTATCTCAACAGAGACGAATATCCAGATTTGGAAATTGTAGATTTTTCTGAAACCTTACCATCAGATCGTGACTATGGTGAGATACAAAAATTAATTGAGACTGGATACAAACCAACTTCAAATTGGTTTGAAAAAATGGTCAAAAAATTAAAGTATGATAAAAGAAAAGTAGCTCAAGAGTTAGAATGTAATTTTTTGGGATCTGGTGATAATGTATTTGATTCTAATTTGGTTCAAAAAATATTGGAAAATGATGTAAAAGATCCAGTGAATAAAATGGTTAGTGGTGGTTTGTGGTTATGGAAAGAACCGATTTTGGGACACAGATACATAATGGGAGTTGACGTAAGTAGGGGTGATAGTGAGGATTTTTCAACTTTCCAAATTTTTGATTTTGATGACAAAGAACAAGCAGTTGAATATTTGGGAAAACTACCACCTGATAATTTGGCGGATATAGTTTATAAGTGGGCAACAATGTACAAAGCATTTGTTGTTATTGATATTACTGGTGGTATGGGTGTGTCAACTGCAAGAAAACTTCAAGAACTCGGTTACAAAGATCTTTATGTCGATGGTATGGATATTGCTAACAAATGGAAATTCGATCCAAAAATGCAAGACAAAATACCAGGGATTAATTTCAATAATAAAAGAGTACAGATTATCTCAGCTTTAGAAGAATACTTTCGTCACGGTTTAAAGATACATTCAATTCGTCTTATAAATGAAATGAACACATTTGTTTATATCAATGGTCGTCCAGATCATATGAAAGGACAACACGACGATTTAATTATGTCACTTGCTATGGCGGTGTACGTTGCTGATTACTCATTCACTCAGCTACAAAAAGTATCACAACAAGCAAAAGTCTTACTAGAATCTTGGGAAGTAAAAACATATGAACAACCCTCGTCCCAACACTTTAATCCAGCATTACCAAATACAAATTATAAAGAAAATCCAGCGTTTAGAAACCAACCATCAAGAGCTGACTACGAACAGTATTCTTGGTTGTTTGGTGGCGGTAAGCGTTGATTTATAAAGCGAAATATTTATTGTTAAAAGATGGAAGATAAAAATCTAACAATATGGCAAAGGTTATCTCAATCCTTGGGACCGAACTCACTTTTAGGTCAAGATATACCTACTTACAAGTTTGACAAAAAAGAGTTACTCAGAACACAAAGTAAAGATGAATATGAAAAACAAAAACTTCAAGCACAACAAACTTACTATCTAGTAAGTCAATGGGCTAAAGTTGAAAATAACTTATACAACCAAGCAGTATACTATGAACCTACTAGATTAGCATCATACTATGATTTCGAAAGTATGGAATACACACCAGAAATCGCATCAGCACTAGATACATACGCTGAAGAATCAACAACAGTTGATGAAAATGGTTTTATGTTACAGATTTATTCTGATTCACCCAGAATTAAATCAATTCTGGCTGATTTGTTCAATAACGCACTAGACATCAACACAAACTTACCTATGTGGACACGTAATACAGCAAAATATGGTGACAATTTTGTGTTTTTAAAACTAGACCCTGAAAAAGGTGTTGTTGGCTGTTTACAACTCCCAAATATTGAAATAGAAAGGATTGAGGTTGGAATGAAAGGACGGGCAACATCAGGATTCGGTGCTGCACAAGCTTCGAATGCTGACACAAAAAGTCTAACATTCACTTGGAAAAACAAACAATTGGATTTTAATAGTTGGGAAATAGCACACTTCAGATTGTTGGGGGATGATCGTAAATTACCTTACGGAACTGCTATGACAGAAAAAGCTAGGAGGATTTGGAAACAATTGGTACTGGCTGAAGATGCAATGCTTGTTTATAGAACATCTAGAGCACCTGAGAGAAGAGTATTCAAAGTTTACGTAGGTAATATGGACGATGCCGATGTTTACCCATATGTCCAAAGATTTGCACAACAGTTCAAAAAAGATCA